CTTTCTCCTCTTCATCGCGCGCAGACATTCAAGCGTCTCCACGTTATTCTTCTCCTCCACCGTATCTGGGTCTTGGTAGAAGAACTCCGACATCCTTACAGGCGGCTTCTTCGGGTCTCGATGAGCGTTCGCGAGGATTGTCGCGAGTATCGCGGTATGCCAGTTATCCCTTAGCGCCCCGAAAGGCTCTAGGCGCTCGTACTCCATCCACTCCAATAACTCCGAAGCCGGAAGCTCCTCTATCTCGTGGACGTGCTTGCCGAGCGCTAGAGCTAGCCGGAAGACGAATCTTCGTTCGGGGCGCTCTCGGAGTTTTTTGAGCCGCGCTCCGAGAGCTCATTGATCTTGGCGGCTACCTCAAGCACCGTCTCCAGACGGTGCCGCTTGAGAACGTCTTCCGGCGTCCCTTCCCACCCAACGACACACCGCGCGAACATGATCGCGGCACACCGCATGTTGACGATAAGCTCCGGAGCGTCATCGCCTAACCGGCGACGCTCCTCCATCATCTCAATCTGGGCGAGCCCATTCAGCTCCGTGATCTCGACGTTAATACCGTCAACCTGGATATTCGCGGTCTTCAATCTCACGAAATATCCCCACTGATCTTAATCGTAAACGTGATCGTGTTCTTGGAGGTCGGCGACGGCGTGATGCTCCAGCCGAGGCACACAGCCTCAAACGAGAACACTTCTTCCGGCGATGTGCCCACATAGGCGATCTCGAAATCGCGCGTTTCTCCGGCATCTACGGCGTCGATCATGTTACTCTGCACAGTAGCGCCGGGGATGTAATGCGCCTCGATCGTGATCTCTGCGCCATCGGCAAGGCCAGCGATATACTCCATCGTCCCCGGGGGGGAGTCGAAGTTCGTCGCGTCCTCAAGCTGGTTCAGCTTTCCAAACCCGGTGACCGAGAAGACCTCCTCGATTGCCGAAAACGTCTGGGGCGAGGTCTTGGAACCCAGCCGAACCTTCCACCGGCCAATATTCGCTTGCGAAGCCATCGTGCCCCTCCTGATGAGCGAACTTGGAATGCCTACTAGTAGTAGGCGACTAGGAACTGCATCGATGCGCGATGCAGCTTCGTATCCGACTCGAACAGTTCGAAGTACCGCTCTCGACGAATGTGATCGGCTACGTGATCCCCAAACACCCCGGCGTACCCTCGCAAGGACTCAGTTATCGCGCCGGCTAGCTGTCTCGCGGTCAGAAGCCTAGGGGACCACGCATCCACACTAACGAGCGCTTCCTTGAGGCCAGAGAAGCCATCTATCACAGGCGTCTCTGCGTCCTCGTCAATGGTGTATGTGATCCGTGTCGTGTCTTCCGCACTTTGCGGCACATCGCCTTGTGGATAGATCTGCGTCGTGATCGCCCGCACGTCATTGTCAGCGAGCAAATGCGCGACCAAGGACTCCCCAATCATTCGCGCTCGTTAGGAACCAAACTATGGTCGATCTGTCCGGTCCGCGCTGCCTTATCAAGCAGCAGTTTCAACCGCTGACGAAACCGCGCGTCAACGTCATTGATGCTCTTCCGGAAAGCCGGCTCGAGCCACGGACGCTTCGGAATCTTGCTAGTCCCAAGCTCTATGAACTGAATTGCATAGAACGCCTCGGGACGCACCCCAAGCATTACCTTCACACTTCTGCCATCTCGGCTCAGAGTGGACTTGCGAGCGACATTCCTCTGCGTGAAGCCTGGCGTCCGAAGCCTTCCCTTGTGCGTCTTGATCGGGTACGGATCAAAAGGCTTCCCCCGACGCAGGTACGGGGGATCTCCTACCGGGGCCTCCGCTCGAGCAGCACGAAGCGCAGGCAACATCGCAGACATGGCGGCAGAGCGCAGCAACCGCCCGCCAGCCACACTGGTCATGGCCGTGAGCTTTTTGGACAGTTCCTTGTACCCGGACGTCAAGGCCACTAGACGACCTCCTCGGCCATGATCTCGAACTCGCGCTTTCGCTCGCGATGGTTCAAGACGGAGTGCAGGTTGAATACCCGTCCGTTCGATACAAGACGGTCTCGAGGCTTGAGCGTCGCAAGCGAGAACTTGTACCGTGTCCGAATCCGATGGGTTATCACCGCACGCTCGCCGCTCGCGTTGAAATATTCCCTGCCCGAAATCGGCTCGATCTCAACGCGCGCGTCGTCGATGTCTTCCCAAACGTCGAGCGTCTGACCGGCAGCGTCCCGATTCGTGACCTGTCGTTGAAACGTTCCGGAAGCCCGGAGCCTTCCAGCTCTCATCGAACTCGGTAGCTCTCCAGCATGTTCATCAAGGAAGGATTCGCCGTGATGATCATTCCGGTAATCACTTCCTCACGGTGCTCAAGAAGCGTCGCCACACGGAGCTTGAGCCAATGCTTTATCAAGTCAGGGATGGCATCTGGGGAATCTCCATATCCCGCGACGAAACGCACCGAGACAGCCTCAGGAACACAACGCGTCGCCGGCCAGCACACCCCGTAGGCCGGCCAGATCTCAGCGGGCTCTCTCCCAGATAGAACGGTGTAATGGTTCGGATCTAGAGTCTGCGTCGCTCCCTCAAGATCCACGTATGTAATCGACGTGACCGACTGCAATGGCGGAAGCGGAACCTTGATCTTGGACGGAAATCGGTCTAGCCGGAGCTCCCACGTCTGAGTAATGAGCGCGCGGCCTAGCCACCCGTTGACGCCGTCGATGTCGCCCGTCGCCGCAGCGATGCATGCCATGATGAATACGTCATCGTAGTCGTAGTCTATGACCGCTTGCGCCTTCGCCTCATCGAGCGTCAATGGCAGTTGCGAAGGCGGGGTGATCAGAACAAGCGTCATCGTTCAGGGACCTCACAACGCCAGTGCCACTCGTCTTGGCCGTAGCTCGACCCCGAGGGCGTCATAAATCGCCATCCTCCGGAAACACGTCAACGCCGTACGCCGTGAGCAATTGATCACCATATGCTCAATCTGCGGCGCAGCAAGCTCGAATGCCTTGATGAACAGCGAGAAGTCAGATCCCTTATTGAACTTCGCCGGCCGATCCTTAAACCAGTGCGAACCGCCCATATCGAAGCCGAGTAGCAGGATCTTTGAGACACCCCACAAGACAGCGAGATTTACAGCCTGGAAGCCGCTGTTCCCGCCTTGGTGAATGACTCCCGGAGTGAACGAGATACCAGGACGATCCTCGCTGCGGATGATGTTGATGCCCCATTCCCTGGCGCGGTCGGGATCAGGAGCAACACCACCCGACGGCTTGTCCTGCGTCCACTTCTCGCCGGGGAAATCAGGGACGCCCTGCCAATGCTCCCACCAAGGCCAGTCCGCACCGTAGAGCACATCGGCCCACGGCGCGAACCGCCAAGCGTCATTGACCGCTATGACCCTCGTTCTTCCGCGGACGGCCTCGACGTCGTCCGGATGCAGGCTCGACCCGCCGGCCAGAATCGTCACGGTCTCCCCTTTCCACGGGAAACGTCGCCGGCTTTGCAGCCGCCTCCGTCTCCGTAGGACCAGCGGTGTCACCCGCAGGCAGAGGAGCGAGACATCCGGCCCGGACGAGTCGCCGCTTAGTCTCCTCGTCCAAAGGCGGGCACGGGTCGCCCGGACGAACCCGAGCGCCCGTGGCCCGATGGACGAATTCGGAAATCACACGCATCGCGTCACCCCAACAAAAAGGCCCGCACCGTTTCCGATGCGGGCATCTTCCTGCCCAGTCAAGGTCTACGCGACCTTCGTCTCGACGACCGAGGACAGTCTCGTCTCGTTCGAGTAGAACGGCTCGCCGAAGATCATGATGCAGGCAGGCCCGCCAGTGTCGGGGCTCGCGGCCGCGATCGTAAGGGAGCCGCGCAAGTCCCGCGTGCCCCCAGTCAGATCGCCACCGCTGCACTCGAGCACAATCTGCTTGTTGTCGTTGTTCGACGCGTGCCCTGAAAGTTGCGTCGCCTTCACGACATCCGCAGTGCTCGACGGCGAGTCGTTGAACGTCGACACCTTGGACGACTCGAGCTTGAAGTCGATCGCCTGCGCGGACATGTTGCCAAGTGCCGCAACGGCGATAACCCGACGATACTTGGTCATGTCCACCGCGCCGGTCCGCAACGGCGACGCATTGGTCGCCGTCGCCGGATTGGCCACCGCCACGAGGTGCATCCCCTCGTAAAGCCTCTTCGTGCTGGTCACTGTTCTGTCTCCTCAGTTCCGAAACCGATAACCCGCTCAGGACAGCGCCGCTTACGCCGGCACGTCGAGCACGACGAACGGCGAAGCATTCCAGCCGTTCTCGAGCGTAAGCGGAGCGGTGAGCCAGGGCCGGCCGTCCACGTTCCAGAAGATCTTGATCACGGTCTTGTTCGTGGTGAAGTGCACGTGCTCGGACGCGGCGACGAACGGACCGGAGCCGTCCTTGATCAGGTAGTAGCTCAGATCCGCGAGCACTACGTCGCCCTTCGTCCCGAGCGCCGGCGAACGCTCGTGCCAGAAGATCGGATAGCCGAGCAGCTGTTGCATCCCGGTGACGGGATCACGCGCATTCGGGTTCCACACGAGCGAGCCGTCGCCGACCTCAGGGCTTTCACCCGTGAGGTTGCGCATCGCTGCAAGTTGCGGAAGCACCGACTGGCTCATCAGCCAGACGGGCGATCCGCCGCGTTGCAGCAGTCGCGCGACCATCGCATGCGCGTCTACGAGCTTGAACGTCCCCGCGGACGCCCGGTTCACC